ATGACACAAGATACACCTACATATTACGTTTGGATAGGTGGCTCATGTGATTATGGTCATAAAGAGCGAGCTGGTGGTGCTGCCGTTGTAATTGAGCATAACGGCAACATCATCAGCCGTGATGTAATCAGCGACTTGCACACCACGGAGTTCCGCATGATGCTAACCCTCATGGTGAAGGTAATGCAGGAAATACCGGAAGGTTCCGACATTCTCTTCCTGACCAATGCCGCCTATATTCAGAACTTTGACAAGACTCCAACGGCTAAATCAGCCAACCGAACGAGCAGCGAGAGCAAAGATGCAAGCTCGCTTGCAATCTCTGCCGAGTCGCGAGGGAGGAAGGCGAGAGCCAACTCCGACTTGATCATTCAATGCATCGAGGAAAAGAAAAGGCACAACTCAGTCGGGGTCAAGATTGTGCAATATCACAAGAGTCCACTGCTGATAGAAACCCACGATAGGGCTACGGAAGCAATGGCAAAGACAAGAAAGGAGTTTCATCTGAAAAACAAGTAAATGTTTAGGAGCTATTTCCGGTCATTAAGGTCACGGTCATTATGGTCATTAAGGATTTCAACTTCTCTATTCTGGTAACACATTAGCGCTTTTTGATAACACATTTGTAACACACATGGATGATTTCTCAATACACCAAATTCATAACATACTGATTAGCAGCTATTTACAAAAAGAGTACATAAAAGAGGAATAAGTGATAAAATATATTTAAAAACAAAAAAGAACAACAGAGATAAGTGCCTATAAATAAGCAGCTTACTACCATTGTTCTCCCATGCTAATTTTGTACAAATAAGTTTCATTTTGCTTATTATAGTGATTCCGTTGGGGTTCGAACCCAAGACCCACAGCTTAGAAGGCTGTTATACGGAACACCAATAAAATGCCTAAACAATAGCAACTTATGCTATAGGCGAATAATCATTTTGCGGCAATTTTGCGACATTTTATGCAAGCCTACTCCACAGAACATACAAATATACTTTACATTATCATTTCCTTTTCTGCTGATATTCCACAACTAAGAGCTGCTTCACATCTGCTAAATCCAACTCTAAATCACGATAAGTAGGATTAAAGGAACGCAATATAAGCTTTCCATTATTCATATCCAAGTCAATGATTCGCTTCAACAGAATACCTTCTTTATGAACTATGATATATTCCTTTCCGTCTATATGAAGTCCATTGCTCTTTACCATGTAGTCAGGGCAGACTTTACATATAACGATGTCTCCATTCTGATAAGCTCTAGACGAGCCATCATCCATAGAATCACCGCTTACCTCGAATGCTACGTACTTTTCTTTATCTTCCTTTACAATAGGGATTGTTGGGAGCGATGATATATATACATCATCTGCATATCCGCTGAGATAACCAGCATAAGCCATCTGTGGAACAAGAGGAACAAAGCTGACGCTTGAATTGATATTCGATTTGATGTCATCGTTAAACATCTTTCCTTCTCCGGTCTTAAGCCAATTCAGATTTAGCTGAGGGTAAGCCAAAGAGATATTCTTCAAGAAAGTCTCGCTAGGCATATCCGGCAATCTGCTAATTGCACTGGTATAGCTCTTACATTTCCGCAAGAAGAATGTAGTACTAATTCCCATCTCTGTACAGAATGGCGCTATTCTGCTTTTGTAGTTGTTGAATTTCTCAATATTAGCCTCCGGCTGCAACATTTCGCCAGCTCCATTAGCTAGCCAATCCATATTAAGATCTGGGAATTTAGAATTCACTCTATAAGATACTCTTGCCGTGAATACACCATTCTTCCCTATGATAGGAAAGTTAGAGGCCACGTCAGCTTTGTCGCAAAATTCTCGTTTGGTAATTCCTTTATATTTAAGATACTCACGCAGTCTAGTCTTTGCGTTTTCGTTTTCGCTTACCTTTATAGGTGAAGAGATGAACATTTCCCCCATTCCCGTCCTAATATAACTTGGATTTACCTGCGGAAATTTTCTCGTTATAGCTTGCAAGCTTTTGGAAGATACACGATTAGTTATACGGCTGACGAAGCCATGTCCTAAGCCAACGGTATCCTCGAATTTTTCATTTGAAGTGTAACCCAAAGCAATGATTACAGCCTTCAGTCTTTCGTATGCACTATTCATAACCTAAAATTTAATACGCAGTAAGCGCATGTGTAACTTAATTTATGTAAACATTTAAAGCTTAAAGATAATAAAGGTTAATATAGTATATTTAAGCACTATTTTATTTGCATGTTTGCAATACTTTTCTTATCTTTGCACTCGAAAACATTAAATATGTTGCAAATATACATAAATATATCGTAACTTGCAAGAAATTTAATATATTTTTTGTAATATTACATAAAAAGGTGAGACACACCATAAAAACTGTAGAAAGAATATGTCATTAAGCGAGATTAAGCAATTAGTATCAGTCGCATTTCAAGCGGGACGGATGGATGCCCAATTTGAAATGGGGTTGCGTTCCGACAGGATACGCAGAAAGGATGCCGAATGCTATCTCGCATCAAAAGGATTCGAAAAGCAGATGATTGACAAATGGGTCAAGAATAGGTTAATGAAAGAATATGTAGGTGATAGTAAAAACTCACCTAGATATTATTCTCTCAAAGAAATCAATGAACTTGTTGTTTCTTGTCAGATAAAGAAAATGATTATTTAAAATATACGACTATGGCAGAGAATAAGGCAGCGAAGCCTGTAGAAGGGCAGAGCGTAGAAATTAAGGATTATGAGTTTCGCCTCCTTGATGCGGATGAGATAGAAGTCCGTGTCGGTCAAGGTGGTAATCAGAAGTCACCGGACTGGTGTTCCTTGTTGCTTTACAAGGACGCAAGATGTGACATGAGACGATTAGATGAGAAGTTCGGCATCTATGGTTGGAAACGTAAACATGAGCTTATCGGTCAGAACCTCTTTTGTACGGTTTCCGTTTATAAAGAAGGCATCGGTTGGATAGATAAGCAAGATGTTGGTACGCCAAGTAACACTGAAGCCGTTAAAGGTCAAGCAAGTGATTCTTTCAAGCGTGCATGCTCTTGTTTAGGTATCGGTCGAGAATTGTATACTGCTCCCAAAAAGATATTCATCAACCTCAACCGAAAAACCGAATATTCTCAAAGCGGAAAGTTGAAGACAATTTTCCATGTTGGATATGTAGGTTATACAAACAGATGTATTGCCAAACTTATTATTCAAGATGAGAATAACATTGTGCGTTGGTATTGCGGCATGACAGAACAAGAAGTTCTTGAATGGATGAATGAGCAGAAAGAAGTATATGGTTACTCTGAACCAGCCCCAAAGAGCGAGGAAGAAAAAGACGAAAATCTTAATGAGCAAAAACAATATGCTTATCCACAATTGCAACAGGCTCAAATTTGGGAGGACGTAGATAGAGTTTGGAACGGATTCCCAGACCTTCAGAAGTCCGAAGAGTTTAAACGCAAATGTGCATTACGAAAGATGGAACTCGCACAGAGCAAGAAGGATTTAAAAGCAGTTTATGATGCTTATCCCGAATATCAAAAGAATGCAGAGTTCTTAGCTAAGTTGACACAATTTAAATCAAGATTAGTATGATACAATTGAATAACAGTGGAGTTCTTTATGAGGACTCCACACATCAATACTTTTATGATGGTCGTGAATTAAGTGGCATTACAGGTATGCTTCATCAGTATGTATTTCCCAATATGTACTCTAACGTAAGCGAAGAGGTATTGAAGAAAGCTGCCGAAAAAGGCACTATTATCCATGAGCAGGTAGAGTTGTTTGCTTCATTGGGTATTGAGCCAGCCTCAGAGAGTGTCAAGGATTTTGTCGCTTATATCAAGAGGAATGGATATGAGATTATAGGTAGCGAATATGTCCTTCGAATCGGAGAAGACCATGCAAGTGCAATCGACTTGGTGATGCACAAGGATGATGCACCGGACGATGAGGTTGAGATTTGGGATATTAAGGGTACTTATTCCGTTAATAAGGAGTATGTGCGTTGGCAGAACTCGATGTATAAGTTCGGTTTCGAAACATTGAATCCTCATCTGAAGGTTACACGTATATGTTGTATGTGGTTGCGTGATGACGAGAAGCGTGGAACAATCTGTAAACTCATCCCATTAGGCAAGCCAAGACCTGCTAGTGATGTTAAAGAATTGTTCCGATGCGAGAAAGAAGGTCGTTTGTATAATGATGATACAAAAACACCTTATTACATTATAGATAACGAAATCGCACTCAGGGACGTTCAAGAGCGCATTGCTAAATTGCAAGAACAGGAAAAGGAGTTGAAGGCAGCTATCTTTGATGGTATGTCAAATGACAACCTCACATCTTATAAAACTTCAATTTACACTTATTCCTTGAAGTCTGCTTCTGAGAGGGTTACGTTAGATACGAAGGCTTTTGATGCGGATGACGAAGAAGCTTACAACCATCTATTGAAAAAGTATAAAAAGGTAACTAAGGTAAAGCCTAGTTTGACCTTGAACAGAGTTGGATAATTTATTGTTTTATTAAATATTTTAAGTTATGGCTAATAGTTATAAAGGTAAGATTGTTGCTATCGAAGGCATTCAGTCTATTCAGAGACAAGGTAAAGAACCATTTGAAAAGAGACGTTTGATGCTTGATGCAACACGTTTCGATGGTTTGACAGGTGAACGTGGCTACGAAAAGCGCATCATCTTTGAATTCAGTGGTAAGAATGTACATGTACCGGATGGTTTTAATGTCGGGGATATTGCTGAAGTATTCTTTGACGTTGAATCATATCAAGGAACAAAGAAGGATGGCACAACAGACTGGTTTACATCTGTTCGTGGCTACAAGATGCAAAAGATTGAAGCACAGAACAATGCGCCACAAGGTGGCATGCAAGCTGCTGCTAATAATCCTTTTCCACCACAAGCTCCAGCTGCAGGTTCAGCACCAATTCCACCAGCACAGCCGAGTGGCACTAACACATCTGATGCGCCATTTTAAACTTATTATGGTGGAGAATTAATTTTCTCCACCTTTCATTAAAGAAAGATGGTATATAATATGTTGAATCCGGTCGAGCTTGAAAAGTTCGAGGAACGAACCAGGGCTATGATAACCAAAGCCAAGAAACTACAAGGTGATTATTATAATGAGAAGTTCTTTGTTGTTGACCTTAAAGAGAGGCAACAATCTAGGACAATCCAGCAGAATGCTTATCTGTGGGTAACAATCACTTACGTAGCTATCGAAGAAGGATATACTAAGGACTATATCGAACAAGAGTTCAAACGTGTAAATAAGGATGTTTTTCTTAGGGAGCGTGAGAATAAACAAGGCAAGGCCTTCCAATATTGGAGGCACATACCAGACCTTGACAAAGAAGAAATGTCTTTATGTATAGACCGATGGCTTCATCATTGCTCTATGGAAAGAGGATTATACATACCTACTCCACAAGACCATGCTTATATGGTATGGCAGACGCAGGTGGAGAGGCAAGCAGAATTAAATAAAGAGTTTTTATAGGATGCTTGGTGTCGTAGCTCAGTTGGATAGAGCAAATGTTTCCTAAACATTAGGTCGTGAGTTCAAGCCTCACCGATACCACATTCTCTAACATAAAAAGAAAGAATATGAAATCATTAACAGGAAAGTATTTTATCGTAGGTGTTCGTTATGAGAAAACTCTAGAAGACGGAACGAACGCTAAAACTACAGAGCAATATGTTGTAGATGCCTTGTCATGGTCAGAATGCGAGGCTAAGACTACAGAAGAAATGGCGGTATACACAAATGGTGATATGGAGATTGTCACTATGAAGAAAGCAGGTTTCTCTGAGTTGTTCCTTTCAGAGGTAGATAGTGAGGATAAATACTACGATTGCAGTATTAACATGATTACTATTGACGAAAAATCTGGCAAGGAGAGGAAGACCAAGGTTCGTTATCTTGTGCAGGGTGATACCATTGAGAAGGCTCGTAAGAATGTAGATGAGATTATGGGTAAGACTATGATTGATTACAATATTACAAGCCTTAAGGAAACATCAATCATGGATGTTTTCTTGCATATGGGTAAACCAAAGGAGTAAGGCTTTTCATTTTTCTTATTATTTAATTAGTTTGAAATCCCCCTATGGGGTGGTGCTGCTTAGTTCAATGGTAGAACGTCCGCCCAAATCGGAAAAAGGTTGTGGGTTCGACCCCCACAGCAGCAACTATGACTTTTGGTTTGATAAAGGATAAAGATTATGGGATATTATGATAGATTTAACAAAGGAGGAAAGAAGCCTAAACACCAAAGGAGCGAGAAGCAAAAGTGGGTTGACAAACTAGATAGGCTTATGTCGGTTTATATCCGCATGAGAGACTCTAGAGAGTTTCACTATAAGTACTTCAGATGTATCAGTTGTGGACGAATATTGCCAATCGACCAAGCCGACAATGGGCATTATTGCGGACGAACTCATATGAGTTTGCGCTTTGATACACGTAATCAGAATGCGGAATGCAAACGATGCAACAGATTCTCTTCTGACCATCTTATCGGTTATAGAAAGAATTTAGTAATGAAGCTTGGAAGATTGGCTTATTTGCAAAAGCATCCTCACGTTCCTTTAGATATGGAAGAAGTAAAGCGGCTCGGAGAACAACAAGTCGATTTACTGGAAGTAATGAAGCATCAAGCAAAGAATTGGTCGGTCTTTGAATTACAGGAACTCTATAAATACTATGCGGCTCTAATTCTGAAAATGAATGAAGAAAAAGATAATCAATAAGGTTTAAATAATGTTACAGCTTCAACAATAGACACTAATTTATTTGCATTATTAAATTATTCTTCGTACCTTTGCAATCGTCTTGGTGAGACACACCATAAAAACTGTAAGGTCATTTTTCTATTGGCTTTTGTTATGCATAAGACTTGTGCATTCCTATATAGTAACAAAAGTGATTTCATATTATTTGTGAAATGAAGTTTAAATTAAGACCATATCAAGAAGAGGCAAGCAAGAAGGCGGTTGAGTTTTTCTTGGATAAGAAGAAAAACTGGAACGCTCTGGAAGTGCTCCCTACTGCATCGGGCAAATCATTGATTTTGGCAGATATAGCTGCTAGGCTCAAAGATAAAGTGCTTGTGTTTTCTCCTACTAAGGAAATTTTGGAACAAAACTACAAGAAGTATTGTTCTTATGGATTTGATAATGCCAGCATCTATTCCGCTAGCTTTAAATCAAAAGAAATCAGCGATGTTACTTTTGCTACAATTGGTAGCGTGAAAGGACATCCCGAATTGTTTACTGACTTCAAGTACATATTGATTGATGAGGTTCATTTAGTGAAACCTGAATCCGGCATGTATAAGGAGTTTCTTGATAAATTAAAGAGCAAGGTCATAGGTTTAACCGCAACACCTTTCCGTCTGTATTCCTATCAGAACTATGGTAGCATACTGAAGTTTCTGACAAGAAGTAGAGACAAGATTTTCAAGGAGCTTATCTACTATGTTCAAGTTGAGGATATGGCAAAAAACGGATATATCTGTCTTCCGAACTATTACACATGCCCACCACCACAATGGAACGAAGGAAACTTGCAGCTCAATTCAACTTGCCGTGATTACACTGACCAAAGTGTCAAGCAAGAATATGAACGTGTAGATTTGTACGGATGGCTAGTTAGTGTTGTTAAAAGATTGCTTAATCCTAAACGAGGTGGACAGCGTAAAGGCATCTTGGTTTTTACGAAGTTCGTTAAGGAGGCTCAGAAACTGACATATTCCATACCTAACTGCGAAATGGTCTGTGGCGAGACACCACCGAAAGAACGTGAAGCAATCATCGAGCGTTTCCGTAATGGTCAGACTAAGGTATTGGTAAATAGTCAAATATTGGTCGTAGGTTTTGACTATCCGGAGTTAGATACGGTCGTGTATGCAAAGCCAACACGTTCATTAGCGCAATACTATCAAGTCGTAGGAAGACTTCTTAGACTATCAAAAGGGAAACAACCTTGGTTTGTTGACCTCTGCGGTACTTATGAGAGGTTCGGGAAAGTTGAAGACTTGAAATTGCTAGACCTAAACGGCAAAGGAAAGTGGGTAATAATGAGTGGAAATAAACAATTAACAAATACATTCTTTTAAGATATGATAGTAAAATTAGACGAAAAAGCGTGTAGCTTGGATGCAGATGAATTGGTCGCTTTCGTACGTCTGTCATTTAATGCTGACAAAGACGGATATGTATATGGGAGCAACAAGGAATTATCGAATAAGATAGGTATGTCGGTGGCAAAGGTAAAAAAAGCTATTGAGGGGCTATTTGAGAAACAAATGTTATCTATCGGTAGCGGAAAAGTCTTTATTTGGAAGCATGAAGACAACATAGAATTTGCTGAAGGTGAAGAATCTAAACCACACAAGAACGAACCTGAACGAATAGCATTGAACAACGTCCCTAGTGTACAACAAGTGGATGATAAAGCAAAGAAGGTTTGCGAATATTTCAATAAGGTTATCGTTGGAAGAGGAATGCCTCTTGTTCATGCCCTGACTTCGAAGAGAAAGTCAATGATTAATTCACGGCTTAAAGAATATGGGAGTGAGCAGATGAAGTTGATGATTGACAAGGCGGCAGCATCTTCATTCCTTAATGGTAGTAATGGATGGATGGCGAGTTTTGATTGGATTATGAGACCAAATAATTTTGTTAAAGTATTGGAAGGAAATTATGATGATAGAAAGCAAGGGACTAATAAAGACGCAGAGCAAGGCTATTACCAAGAATCAGCCGACCTCGTGCAGCGCCTCAATCAACAGAGAAAAGCAACGAATATTCAATGAGTACGGAACATTCGATAACGTTCTAATGTCTTTCTCTCCATCAAGCCAAGTAGGTAGTAAGATGCCAATCGGGAAAGCTTTTAAAAGCAACGCACCAACACTTACCTATCTTGACTTGTGTTATGGAGAAGGAAGTGCAATAACATGGCTTGTAGCATGGGTTTCTGATGTCTATGGTATTTGTGGCTTTGTAAATAATGAGGCTACTGACAATATCAAGATAATGACTGCAAATGCTATAAAGGATGAGTATTATTTCCTTAATCTGAACGAGCTGATTACTTTCTTCAAGATGTTTATTGCCGGAAAGTTTGAGAAATTCTACAAGAAGCCAAATCCGCAAGTTATAACAAAGAGCTTGAATACTTTCTGTTCCCATCGTATAGATGCCATAAAAGCAGTAGAGGCAAATATACAGAAAGAGAAAGAGGCTAAAGAAGATGAGGCTATCAAGCAAAATGCCATCACTTATGAAGAATGGGCGGCAAGAAAAAAAGCTAAGGGCGAGGAAGTTAATATAGAACTTATCGAAGACGAGAAAGGCAACAAGATTTTTCGGGTAAAAGCTCCTAAAGCTGATGTTAGATTAGACTCAGCTTATATGATAGTCAAGAATACAACAAATGCAGATTTTAAGGCTATATGCAAGCTAAGAGAATGTTTCGTTAAGAAATATGGTATAGACCCATACGACTTGATTAGAAGTTTAGGGAATAAAAAACTTAGAGAATATGAAGAAAGAAGAAATTGTCAAGGCAATCATTAAGAACCTTAGAGATGTAAATGGCAAAAAGTTCCGCAAGGATGATGTTCAAGCCATTGTGAATTATTTCATAGACCTCACAAAGCAATCGTTGCGCAACAGAGACCGTGTTATGATACGCAGCTTTGGAACATTTGTGGTACGACATAAAAATCCCAAGCAAATTAATTGCGTGCGAACAGGAGAGAAAACGATGACAAGGGAGAAAGACCATGTGGCTTTCATTCCTTCTAATGATTTTGACTTAGATTCAATAGTATAAAATGGAGATAGCAGAAATAGAACAGATTATAGAGGCTTGCAACTTTGATGTTGCTAGCCAGACCCAAAGAGCAGAAACATTCAACGTAATTGACGCTATTGTAGAAATGCGCAAATACGAAGGTCGTTTCAACGCCAAACGTTGGGAATATGAAAATGTTAATGGACGTGGTACGATAGAAATATATTCTAAACTCGTTGCCGGAACTCTAGAGGACAAATTAGCAGAGTTTGCTATTATATTATTCTCAATGGCCAATAAGTACAAGATGAATGTCAAATCGTTGAGGCTAGACCCAGATTCAATGAGAGACCGTTCCTTTGAAGACTTGATGATGTCTATGCTGAAGATTGAAATGACACATTACCGAGTGTTCAAGAAGATAATAATCTTGATTGGCATGCTTTGCGGATATTGCATGATGAATGGTATTGATTTGTTGTGGTTCGTTAACAAAAGACTTTTGATAAACATTAAATAGGCTAAAATATGAAGAAGTTAAAGTTAGTTTTTACGAGTACGGATTTCGCATCTTATACGAAGAGTACTATGAGTATGTTATGCAAGGTTCTTTTACGAATTCCTTACCTTGTACTTGTAGGCATAGTTAGTACAACTTGCTGGGTTGCTAAGTGTATTGTAAGGTTCTGCAAGGAGTACACAAAGGCAGCGGTAATTATCGGTTTTGTTCTTTGCTTTATGGCTATGTTTGTTGAGTTTGTCTATTTTAAGATTCAACTTGCAAAGAGTTCGTATCAGACAAGTGAACTTATAAAGCGGAACTATGAGCTGGAGCAGACCGACAGATACGATTTAGGCTTCCATGATGCAATGGCAAAGAACAGAGAAATGCTTACACAAAAGATTGAACCATGACAAACGAATTCAATGATGCGTTTACGAGAGCACAAGCTTTGCAGAGGAGGTTTAATCCAGCTTACATGAACTCCTTTTCGATAGCAATTAAATATGATAGCTATTACGAGGAATACATGGAGATTGAATTGAGAACAGATAATGATAAGTTCTTTATTTCTACATTGACATGCGTTTACGAAGAGGATTATACACTAAGATTAGACGAATTAGAAAAAACAATAGATAAATTATTAACAGATGAAGACAATGAATAAAAAAGTTATTTTTGTAAGCCTGTTGGATATTATAAGTATTCCATCGGGTAACGAGCATCCTGTAGATATTACGGATTTTCAGCTAAAGCACGATTTCTTTAGAGCGTTGCAAGCAGATAATAATATAGTCCGTGTCAACATCTTAGGATATGACAAGAACCAAGTAATGTATTCAAGCGATATAACATTCAAGAAAATGGTATCGGTTATTTCATACGAAATTGCTATGTATACAGTTAATGCGGTAGTTCCATATTGCTCTACTGATAATATTGATGATACTTTTGTTGATGCTGCAAAAAGCACCGAGAGTATAGAGTTTCTCAAAGACAAATCTAATTGGCTGATTATTGGGAACGATAATCTGGCTGATAAATTTGGTGTTGACAATATAACAATGGAGAATTTCGTCAATGGAAGATTTAGTGAATATTCTGAAGGAGCTAAGGCAGCAGAAAAGAGATAAACATATTAAACCGGAAATCTTGACCTTAGCAACCATAAAGAATAGGTACGGAAAAGACCCGTTACCTGAGTTGCGCAATTTATGGGCAAAAGGACTGGTTAAGAATTGTAGAACTTTAAATGATTTAGGCTTTATATACAATGGATAAGGAGTTAATAAAAAAGTTAGTTGCACAAGGCAAGGCTTATGTACTTGACTTGCGAGGTGGTAGCGTTCCTTATAAGGAAGGTAATGCAGCGGCAGTTGATTTTTACTGCCCACAAGATGTAGTGTTGAATATGCCTTGGGTGAAAATGGGTAGAGGTCACATCAACCTACATTTAGGAATTGAACTTCCTAAAGGTGTTGGCTTGGATATTCGTTCACGTTCTGGCTTTACTGACAAAGGTATGGAAGTTGATGTGGCCTTTATTGGCAAGAACGAAACACAAGTTGGTTACATGACTAATGTTAGAGCGGACATTGATATTTGTCTAGGTTTGGTCGATGAAGACTATAGAAACGATATTGGTGCGCTTTATAGAGTTAATTCCGACCGTTATATGCCGACAAAGGATAGCAAATTCAAACTAGATTCAGATTACGAATATTATGTTTTCGTAGTCAAGAAAGGCACTCGTGTTTGCCAGGGCGCATTCCGCAAGGTAGAAAATCCAGATTGCATACTTGGAGAGTTGAATATGGAAAATAATCGTGGAGGAGGATACGGACATGGTGGAACAAAATAACAATGGGTGTTGCGAATATGCTAACAAGTATATCTTTGTGATAAGACGTTTGGCAGACATGATTGAATGCAAGGATAATGCCGCTTTCGTATCATCTCTAAGGGAGGACTTCGGAAAGCTCGGATTATTTTCAAGCGCAGCCAATTTCCTTCGTCTTATGTATGAGATACGAGCATCTTCTAAAGACAAAGAAACCTTACGAAGCCATATCAGCGTAATGGCGATGGAAGCCTTGCTTACGCTCTCTTGGTATATTGTTTCAGATTATAACGACATCATCGAATCGCAAATCGAATTGTTCAAAACCAAAAATAAGCGGTATGGAAACGCATTTTCGGAATGTTTTGCTAAAGATGGTTATCCGTATTCCTTCGGTCATTTGCAAGAGAAGATTAATCGTATTTGCTCTTTGCTGACTTTGAACGAGGATGCTAAAGAAGAGCCTGTCCTAGACAGCTATAAAGATTTATTGGGGTATTGTATTTTAACGCTTATCGAAATAAAATGAGATACCGAATAACAAGAATAGAAAAAGTTATCAATGGGCAGAGTTCGTACGAGCACTGCTCGTTGATAGTTTCTAACATAGAAAAGTTTAGGAAACAAATAGATGCAGACGAGGTTAACTTCGTCTATGAAATGTTGGATTAAAAATAGAAAAGAATGAAAGAACCAGACATTGAAATGAATCTAAAGAAAATCATGGAACGCATAAAATGGATTAGAGAAACAAAGGCCATCTTATCCAAGGAAGAAATAAGTCTTTCCATTCCATTGATGCAAGATTTATCGCAAGTAGGCAATATTTACGATAAGTTTATGAGCTATCATGCCGGACGAAATTCCACAATGGTACGCAAGCAATTTATCTTTGTTATTCTTTATCTTTATTCTCCTAGTGCCCTTGGCGGTTCTAAGATGAGAAGAGGGTTAAGAGAAAAAATCGCTAAGGTTTTGGGGTGTACATGTTCTAATGTAAGCCATGATTACAAAAACATCAGTTTCTATTATGTTACTTACCGAAGTTTCCGTAATGACGTGAATGAGATATTGGATAAGCTCTTAATAGATTTAGGTTTAAAAGAGATAGGGGAAGAATAACTTCCCCTACCCTTTTTAAAGCAATCGCAACTCTTGTTTAATACCAAGCTTTTTTGACTCTTTATTAAAGAATTCTACTTTACGTTTTACTTTATCTTTAAACTTCTCGAACAATGCAATTAAAGCCTCTTGCTCGGTATCAAAAAGCTCTTCTTCTCTAATTGTATGCTGTACGGTTCGTTTACAATGGTCGGGTTTGTATCTATAATCTATCCACCAACCCGATGAATTAAATTCGTTCCCCTCAAACCAAGATACGTTGCAGCATCCCTTTACTATACAGCGTTGTGGGGCATCAAACCATCCATCAATATACCAAGCAATATCACCATTCTTATATTTGGGTATTGGTCTTTCCTCTTTGTTCGTATATTTATATTTCTTCATATTCTCTTTTTTATTACTTATAGAAATCCCTATTATAAATACCTGAAAGCCTTTGCATATCTTCCTCTGTTATGGAGTATTTGTAGTTTAACTGATATTGAATATAGTCTCCATACTCCACATCTTTACATGGGAACAGCTTTCCGTTATCAATTCGTTTGAATATTATATTATAATCTGTCCTCACTCCCTTGTTAATAATTGAGAAGTGACTTCCTACAGACTCTCGTTTATCTATTACTTCATACCAAAAAGTTTTACCTTTATGAGACCTATCATTAATACCCATATAAGCAAAAATTCCTAATATAAAAAGAATAAATAAAAGCTTAAAAAAATAGTTATCTTTTTCCATACACTTAACTCTTTATTATTTTTAAATACTTCAACTTTGCGAATCGGTATGATTCATACACCTCATCTACATTCACACCTGTATTAAAAGCAAGAATACATCCTTTGTCATCGTAGAACCCAAGGATAATATACTTTTCTTCTACATACCCTGCAACGTATGCACCAATATCATTACCTTTATAAAGAACAGGCTCTCCACGATACGCATTAAAAAAATCTTTATTTGTCATACGCTATCGCTATTTTAGTTCATCAAAGTCAAACCACTCTATCTTATCGTAGCACTCGTACAGAACTTCTATACGCTGTGTTCCGTCTCCTCTTGTGACAACCCATATATCGTCACTCATTGCTCCATAATGAAGAGCCGTAGGATTTACGCCACCTCCACTATATCGGAACATTACCCACTTTCTTAAAGGTGGCTTATCTTCTTTTAGGTCGTGCCATAATGATGCAGCATTCACGTAAGGAACGTTTTCTGTATCACAATCGGTAACACCAATCTTTTCTGTACTGAACGTTACCCCGTTCAGCTCATTGTAATCTACCTCATCTTCATTGCTACAGATGTTGAGGTAAATCTTCTTTGGTAAATTCTTTACTTTCATATCACTTAAATTTGATGATAAAAAACTCAGTATAAAGCCACTTATCGGGACAAAGACCTTTTTTAGGCTTGCCGATGGTGATACTCTCAATCTTCTTCTCAATTCGTAGACTATCCTTGCGGTAGCCGTTTATGAAGAGAACGTGGGTGTATGGCTTGTATTCCGGTTCACCTGTCACACAACAATAACCGCCGTACTCATCAAAAAGCACTTCGCCGCCTTCGGCTTGCTGGTTTACAAGTCGGGATGCCCAATACGGCTTTATCTCCCGATACTCTTCATCCTTTCTTTCGTCAGCAATCATATCGAACCACTGCTTGCTGACGGATAGGGTCAATACTTTCTTTTCCATACTCAGAATGTTTTATCATTATGTTACTGTCTCTTCTTAACTCAGCCATAAACTTTCGCTTGTCCATTAGGTTCGGCTTGTAGTCCGTCTTATGGCATCCACACTGACCAACACGAAACCAATAGTCTATCTTTCCGAAAGGAACAGGCTTGGCGTTTGCGAAACTATACTTCTTTTTCATTCTTCATCTTTTTTTCTTAAAAATATGTAACCATTCCCTGTATATACAGGTCTGAGGGCATAAACTCTATCTAAATACTCTATCATCTTTGCTTCACGTTGCGAAGAGAGACGTGGGCACTGACAGAACTCGTCCGTGTCGTTAAAGTCGTATATGACTTGCATAATTTTGCGTACTATATCATCTTCACTCATTCTTCCACCTCCTCCCAGTCTGTTGCAAGAATATCATCCAAGGAGAAGAAATGCCAATAATGTGGTACAACATGGGTGAATGATTCTATGGAACTTTGTTGGTACAAGATGGATATTTCTTTATACTTGTTTATAGACAAACTAAAATAACAGCCGTTTCTTCTCACTTTCTTTCCCTCCTTCATTCTTCTCAGAGCCTCCGAGAAGTCAAATATTTCCTTGCTCATTATAATTTTGCTTTAAAGTTGTAAATTGGTTTAATAACATCAATGACATCAACCGTATGTTTGATTAACTCAACAATCTCTTCGGTTGGCTTGTATGCCATAGGTGCTTCATCAATGGTTTCTTCACAAACTGATGTGGAATAAATACCTTTCATTTCATTCTTGTAAGAATCCATAGATAACTCTTTCTTTGCCTGTGTACGAGACATTAATCTACCTGCGCCATGAGGGGCAGAGCATAGCCAATCTTTGTTACCTTTTCCCTTGCAGATAAGAGAACCATCACGCATATTCATTGGGATAATGACTACCTCATCCTTTTTTGCACTGATAGCTCCCTTTCGCAATATACCCTTGTCTGTATCTATATAGTTGTGAATGGTTGTAAAAGAATGCTTGTCTGAATTTGGGTCAATATCCACACCTAAAGCATTTACAAGTCTGTTGGCGATAATCATTCTGTTTTGTTCAGCATATTTTTGAACTATGCGCATATCATTGAGGTAGTCATTGAGCAAATCACCTTCCAAGTAAGAAAGTTCCTTGCTTATATTTTTAGTACCTAATGACTTGATAACACTCTGTATCTCATTTTCTCTGCCTTCGCTTTTTAGCTTGGCAATAACCTCCGACTTATCGGCAGCCTTCTTGTGGCAATACGGGTAAGCAAGGTTTTGGTAATAGTTGCATACCCTAACACCAAGGTTTCTACTTCCTGTATGTATCACAAGAAACTTCTCTCCTTCTTCATTTGCATCTAACTCAATAAAGTGATTGCCACCGCCAAGACTTCCAACAGAACGATATACTATTTCCATGCTGTCAAGACAATCCCAAGCACGGAATTTGCCAAACATACAACCATCAACCAATCCGTTTATGTAGGCTGATACTTCTCCCTCGTTGACATTAAAACCAGACGGAATCAACTTATTGACTGCTTCATCAAATTTCTGCAAGTCAATATCAACTTTACCAAGTCTTACGACTTTCATGCCGCAGCCTATATCTACTCCAACAGTGTTAGGAACTACTCTGTTATCAAGCTCTATTACCGTGCCAATAGTGCATCCTTTACCTGCATGGCAATCTGGCATTATTCTTATTTCACAACCAGAGTAAGCATCGCTATTGGATAGAACTTCTATCTGCTTGATAGCTTCATCTTCTATTGTCTTTGCAAAGACCTTTGTAAACTCATTCATATCTCATTTCTTTTTACTTGTTAAACTTATCGCCTTGGTGATTCTATGGTCTTTTTTACCAACAAAACCATAGCATATTTTGTACTCAAAATCTCTTAATCTTCTGTACCAATAATCACTTGCCGTACTTAGATGACGAGCTTGCTTCATTATCTTCTTTGCCAACCTAATCTTCATACACCAACCAACATTCCAACCAAATGATGGACGTGCTTATCGAAAGCAATTCCATACTTAAACATTTCCTCAAAAAGCATAAGACGTTCCTCGTTGGTAGCCAACCGAGTAGATTTCTTTTTATCCTCGGTCATTGTAAAATGAGAGCCTACCATTAAATTCTTAGCTTCCTTGTGAAGATAAAGATAACAGAAGAGATTGTGACACTCTGGTCTCCAACGCTTACATAACACAATCCAATAATTATCTATCACAACTATATTGCCTTCGGCAACAATATCTTCAAACATATTCTTTTTCATAAGCTACTTCTTTTTACGACAAGGGCAACTTTCTGCGTGAACAACGCAAACACCATGTTTCGTGTCCACAACTAGATAATCGTGTCCTTCCTCGGTGAATACTGATGTACCAATCTTCTTTGCAGGTTCATTACTATTAGCCAAAGAGCGAATGCCCTCAAAAATCAATGCTCCTACAAACAAACACAAGACAAACCAAACGGCTGACTTGATTAAGTTTAAAATCTTATTCTTCATACATTCTATTATTCCATATATTCATACACTCAACGAACTCTTCGACTTCTTCTATACTATTCAACATAATAGTAATGCTTCCATCTTCGTTCCAGTGCTGATTACTTACATCTACCATAGCTTTATCTTACTTCTTATCGAATTTATTGCCAACAACATAAACTTCAAATAAATTAACAAATGGCTCGTAATTGTCAACTTTATCTAAACTCTTGAAGGCAAATGTTCCTTCTTCTTCAATATAAACTACCTCATAGAGATTGTCTATACATAAAAGGTCATAACTGTCATGCACTATATCACCTTCCCAAATTTCTTTGCCCTCGCAATCTTTCAGTCCTGTGAATTGGCAGACGGTAGAAGGGCTAACCGCTACCCAATTATCAGCTTTACTTGTATGCTCAATAATTCTAGCACCATAGGATTCTTTCATTAAGTCACCTTCAACCCACTCACCATTATCACGACGTTTAGCCTTGAACTTTATACTTTCTGTTTTCATACTTTATCCTCCTTTGCGTTACACGTTGCTTGGTCTCCTTCATAGTAAGGAGCACCGACTTTAGGTAATATCTTAGTGTTCCTATTGCAGGAACATTGCATTACCCAAGGTGCGTTCACCTTTCCGCATCTAGGGCATATCCATCCTTCTTGTGCCATATTCTCTTCTTTTTACCCTCTCCATTTTACAGGAGAGGGTGGTTAGTTACTCAGTTACTTCAACAAACTTTCTGTTTTTAAGTTGATACCAAGTATCAGCCTTGATATTATCTCCATCAACATACTCAGTCTTAACACATATTGGAACATCACGTTTCTTTTCATCGCTCCATTTCCATTCTGCCAGCGTTATCCATGAGCCTATCTTTGCTTTTGCTTTAGAATTGTAGCCAGCACACATGATAACGGAATCTTCTCCAGTGCTATCAATCTTAGCAGAGTCGCCCGATGAGCCAATCTTAGCATAGTCGCCCGATGAGCCAATCTGAGCAGAGTCGCCCGATGAGCCAATCTTAGCATAGTAGCCCGATGAGCCAATCTTAGCAGAGTCGCCCGATGAGCCAATCTTAGCATAGTCGCCCGATGAGCCAATCTGAGCAGAGTCGCCCGATGAGCCAATCTTAGCAGAGTCGCCCGATGAGCCAATCTTAGCAGAGTCGCCCGATGAGCCAATCTTAGCAGAGTCGCCCGATGAGCCAATCTTAGCAGAGTAGCCCGATGAGCCAATCTTAGCAGAGTCGCCCGATGAGCCAATCTTAGCATAGTCGCCCGATGAGCCAATCTTAGCATAGTAGCCCGATGAGCCAATCTTAGCATAGTCGCCCGATGAGCCAATCTTAGCATAGTGGCCCGATGAGCCAATCTTAGCATAGTCGCCCGATGAGCCAATCTTAGCAGAGTGGCCCGATGAGCCAATCTGAGCATAGTCGCCCGATGAGCCAATCTGTTTTCTTCTGTTTCCGTTGTCGTTTAACACACCATCTGCCTTAACTTTAGATGGTGATGTAATATCTTTCAGCCACTCAACACCGATATTAATGATGTCAGCCAGCTTCAACTCAGCCTTAATCTTGATACGAGAAGAGCATACCTTTGTCGAATTTTCTCCTGCGTCAATCTTACCAGACTGTTCTACCTCTGCATAGCGAGAGTCAAGCATATCGTAGTGGTCCCACACTTCCATTGGAGACTTGCAAGCGTGAAAACCTCGGTTACAACACTTGATTTCTCCGTCCATTTCATACTCTTTTCCAACTTCGTACTGGAATCCACGGCATTGCATATTCTTGTCGAAAGCCTTGTACGAGGTGATAACTTTTTTACTCATATTCTATCTATTTATATCCTTTGCAGGATGGTTAATAAATCACAACACAATCATCAAATACTGATACACTATCAACATTCATAGGTTGCCCATTTTCTTGTGTACCATGAGAATATGGGAAGTTGACTTTCATAGTCTTATCCTCTACCTTTGATAATTCGTTAATTAATTCTTCTACTGTCAT